ATTACCGCTCAGGAGCGTCAGGTATTGAAATATGGTGTTATTGCGTCTGGACCACGAAATAAATTCTATATTCAAGGCAATAAGATGGTCCTTGATCCAGTTCCACAGGATAGCACCCTGATTGCTTATGAGTATTATTCCAACGCATGGTGTCAGTCTTCCACAGGAACACCACAGACAACGTGGATTGCCGATACTGACACTTACCTGCTCGACGAAGAAACATTTATGCAAGGCATTAAATGGCGGTTTTTGCGTGCCAAAGGATTTGATTACGCTGAGGAGCGGGAAGCCTATGACATGGAAGCCCAGAAGTCTATTTCCCGTGATGGTGGTTCCCGTGACCTTCCGTTGGGTGGATATGGGTATCAGGTTAATTTCTTAGGTTGGGGCAACATTCCAGATACTGGATTCGGGGGCGTATAATGAGAATGATGCCGCGCCGTGTCACTAAAGGCCGCGTTTCGTCTCAAGTCAGCTTGCAAGCCCCGACTGGTGGATTGAACGCCAAGGACCCTATTGCTTCCATGAAAGAAACCGAGGCATTACGGATGGAGAATTATTTTCCTACGCCGTCCGAGGTTGTTTCTAGGAATGGAAGCGTGGCCCATGCAACGGGTCTACCGGGCGCTGTTGAGACAATTGCATCATTTAATGACGGGAATACGCGCGAGTTATTCGGATTTTCCAACGGCAACATTTATGACGTAACAACGTCCGGTGCGGTTGCTGCCCCGGTTGTCACTGGTTTGACTAATTCCCGGTTCCAGACGATCAATTTCGGTACGGCAGGGGGATTTTTCCTTCTGGCTGTGAATGGCGACGATAAAATGCGCATTTACAACGGCCTTACATGGTCGTTTGATGGGTCCGGCGGACCTGCAGTAACCGGATTTAACACAGAAGATGCCATCCATATCAACAATTTCAAGAACCGCGTGTGGTTTGTCGAGCGTGATAGCTTTAATGCATGGTATTTGCCTGTTTCCAGTATTGGTGGCGCTGCAAATAATATAGACTTGTCTGGTATATTTAAGATGGGTGGCTATTTGATGGCCATGGCAAACTGGACAATCGACAATGCGTCAGGCGTGGACGATTATGCGGCGTTTATTACGTCGGAAGGCGAGGTGGCGCTTTATAAGGGTACTGACCCGACAAGCGCATCTACATGGGCCTTGGTTGGTACATTCCGAATGGGTCGTCCTATCGGTCGTCGCTGCTTTTGTAAAGCTGGTGCTGATGTTCTGGTCCTGACCACTGATGGGGCTTTTCCATTATCGAAGGCGCTTTTAACTGATCGATCACAGCTTAATCTGGCGGCAACGGATAAAATTTCCAACCTGATAAACGCTGATATTGCCCTCTATAGCCAGAATTTCGGGTGGGAGCCTATTATTCACCCGCTTGGTAAAAAGCTGATTATTAACGTACCGACCACGGAAAACACGGTTTCGCATCAATATGTCATGAATACCACGCATGGCGCATGGTGTAAGTTTACAGGGTGGAACGCTAACTGCTTTGAGGTGCTGGGTGACGATTTATATTTTGGGTCGGATGGCAAGGTATATCAGGCCGATGTCGGTCAGGATGATGAAGGAAACAACATTGTCGGGGTTGTCCAGCAAGCATTTAGCTATTTCGGATCGCCTGGAATCCAGAAAATCTTTAAAATGGCCCGTCCTATATTTGTATCGGAAGGAACCGTTATTCCCTCTATTTTAATGAATGTTGACTTTCAAGAGAATAGAACCGTTGCTCCGACATATTCGTTTGGTGTTATCGGCGCGGAATGGAACGTGGCCGAGTGGAATGTAGCCGAGTGGGGCAGCGGGGACAATCTAAGCAAACTCTGGCAATCTGTTTCTGGCGTTGGTATTTCCGGCGGATTGCGGATTGTAACGGAATTAAAAAATATCTCCAATCGCTGGATTTCTACGGATGTGGTGTATGAAAAAGGCGGAAGTTTGTGACGCTGGTCTATGATAACCATTCGGAAATATGCGAATGGGCATCTATGGGAATATTCGGCGTTGCTGACATGTTTGACCGGGATTCCTATGCAATTGGGGTTATGGACAATGGGCGGCTTATTGCTGGTGTAATTTACAATAATTACTATCCGGGAATTTCTATTGAGATGTCAATTTATTCTGTTGACAAAAGATGGGCGACAAGGCAAAATCTAAAAGCGTTCTTTCATTACCCCTTCATTGAGCTTGGTCTCAAAAGAGTAACAACGCTTTGTTCTGCAAACGAAGGGGATATTATGCTTTTCAATCAAAGACTAGGTTTTTCAAAAGAGGGTTATCATCCAGAGGCACATGATTCCGGTGATGATGCTGTTTCTTTTGGTATGGTTAAAAAGAACTGTCGGTGGCTGTAAATGGGCAAGAAATCAAAACAAGCATCTCCAGAATCCACAGCGGCTGCACAAACGGCAGCTAATAAAGAAGCGTCTTACTATAACGCACAGCTTGCAAATATGGATCAGCATACCCCGTATGGTAGTCTGTATTATCATAATGTTGGAAGTATTGATAATCCAAAATGGTCTTCTACCATTACATTAAGTCCAGAGCAGCAACGTCTTTACAATACTAATACAGCTTCTGATAATTATTTAGCTGATCTCGGATCGCAGCAATTATCACGTATTGGACAAAGTGTATCCACGCCATACAGCTATGAGGGTTTGCCTTCTTTAGATAGCACAGCGGCGCAAGACGCGATTATGAGCCGTTTGGACCCTGCCTTCCAAAGGGATGAAGAGGCGTTACGTACTCGTTTAATCAATCAGGGCATTGGCCAAGGATCACAGGCTTATAATACGGAAATGGGTAATTTCGGCCAGCGTATGAACGATGCCCGGACGCAAGCCATTCTATCTGGCCAGCAATATAATCTGGCGGCACGTAATCAGGGGATTAACGAGTATAACACGATCCGTAATGCCCCATTAAATGAATATAATGCTATGGTGAGTGGTTCGCAGGTGACAAACCCGACCTTTACCAGTGGTGGGAATCAGGGGATCAATCCAACAGACATTGCTGGAATTACGCAGAACTATAATAATGCTAAACAGGCATCGAGTAATAATACGATGAGCAGCTTGTTTGGTCTTGGTGGTCAGTTAGGTGGGTCATTCCTTGGGTCACCTGCTGGTTCTGCCGCAATGGCTGGCTTGTTTGCATCCGACATAAATTTGAAAGAAAACATTAAGCCAGTTGGTATCGAAAATGGTTATCCGATTTATGAGTTTAATTATATCGCTGACCCTGATCGCCGTTATATCGGTGTTATGGCTCAAGATGTTGAGAAAATTATGCCGGAAGCTGTTGTCGAGTCTGATGGTTACAAAAAAGTCAATTATGACATGATTGGCGTACAAATGCGTGAGGTTACAAATGACTGATTTTGCCAATTTCTTTACACAGAATATGGACCGTACCGATCCTAACAAAAAGAATTCTATGTATGCACAGGCCTTAGATCAGCTTGGCCCTCTTGGTGGCATAGCTGGATCGACCCTTGGCGGGCAGATAATGGGAGGTGGTGGAAATCCGTTAGACATGATCAGTAACCTTGGACAAAGCACGATTGTAGGTCAGCTATTGCCTAAATCTATGGGCGGTAAATCTGGTGATATGGGCGGATCTTTGGCTGGTATGATGGGCGGCGGCTTACTAGGGAAATTCATGTAATGACCTCTGTATCATTCTTCAATCCAGTTGAGCAGGAAGCAGAAATCAAACGCAGACGCATGATGGCGCAGCAATTGCTCGAGGGTGGCAAGACTGGTCCTAACGAAATGGTAGGCGGTCAGGTGGTCGCTGTGTCGCCATTGGAGGCTCTGTCCAAGGGATTGCAGACTGGTATCGGTTCTTATCAAAACGCCCGTGCGAATAGCGAAGAGAGAGACTTGGCTAAAAAGCGCCAGACATTCATGGCAGATGCCCTGTCACAAATTGAATCCAACCCAACGGCAGCGGCTACAACCTTGATGCAGGACCCTAATTCTGCTGATCTGGGCGCTAAATTGATGTTTGACAACATGGCGGCTAAACGTCAGGAAGATATGTTCAATCGACAGCAAGCGGCTGAAATGGCACGGATGCAGGCGCAATTGTCATTATCTGACAGAGATTTTGAAAGAAAAGCCGCTTTGCAAAGAGAGATTGCCAATATCAAAAGTGGCAATATGCCTTCTGCGGTTGACCCTCAAACTGGTCAAGCTGTTCCTTCTTATAGCAATAAACCATTACCTGTTGAGGCGCTGAAACTTCAACAGACGGCCCTTGATAATCTATCTGCTGCAAACTCTGCTCAGCAATTGGCAAAAAACCTTTCAAACCAAGTTGAAAAGGGTGAATTAAACTTAAGCCCGACTTCTAACTTTTTTAATAACGTCAGAAATTTTGCAGGTAAATCGACCCCTGAAAGTACAAAACTTGCTGATATGAAGACCGCATTGGAAAAGTTGCGTAATGATACGTTGCGACTAAATAAAGGTGTTCAGACAGAAGGTGACGCAGAACGCGCCATGAATGAAGTTGTTCAAAGTATAAATGATCCGGCTGTTTTTCAATCTGCCATGCAACGCCTGGAATCTATCAATAATAGAGCGGCTGAATTGCAAAAAGTGCAGGTAAATGATCTACGCGCAAACTTTAAAGTACAGCCGTATGATTTTTCACCTATTGATCAAATGGGGCAACCTCAAATCACGCCGGGTAATATGCAGCAACCGAGTAACCCTGCAACAGATATTGACAGCTATTTGCGGTCAAAAGGCATGAACGATCAACAAATTATGGCTTATAAGGCAAGTAAGGGCATTCAATAGTGGCAAAAGACTATAACGCATTGCTGAGAGGGGGTTTTTACGGTGCTATCCAGCAACCGAGAGACGTCATTGCTGCGTTATATGCTTCCCAGCTTGGTGATGATTCTGGTGATTATAAATCCTATTTAGATCAAGCAAAACAGCAAAGCCTTTCCGGTTCTCAAGGACAGGCCCTTTCAGATAGCCCTAATTATTTTAATGCTGGCCAGACAATTGGTAATATTGCTGCTACTGCCGTCCCTGCTGGATGGGCTACTAAAGGAATTGGTGCTGCTGGTGCAGCCGCTGGAAATATGCCACGGATCGCTGCGACATTAAATGCGCTTTCAAAAGGTACAGGTATTACTGGAACACTAGGAAAAGGCGCTATTGAAGGCGCGGTATCGACTGGTATTACAGAAGGTGATCCATTATCTGGCGCTGCTGCTGGCAGCATTGGTTCTGGTATTTTCGGGCTAGGTGGTAAATTAGTAAAACCAATAGCTAAAGGCTCTATAAGCACTGCACGTAAAGGCTTTAATAAAGTATTAGAAAAAGCTGGTGTTCAAAACCTTTCCCCAGGTCAGTTAACCGGAAATAATGCACTACAAACAATGGAATCTGTTCTCGCAAATCTTCCGTTTACGGCTGGTGCTGCTGCTAAAAAAGCAGAAGGTCAATTACGCCAATTTACAAAAGAAGCTTTATCAAAAGCTGGTATTGTTTCTGATGATTTTTCACCGACTGTTAGAAAGCAGGCAGAGGAAGGTTTTCAAAATACATATAAATCGCTTATTAATAACGAAACAGTTAATATTGACGATGATGTCATGAAAACTGTTGCGAATGTTTCGGCAAATCAGATTGAAAAACTTCCGGTTAATATTAAGCCTGTTGTACAAAGTTATTTAAAAGATATTGTTGAAGCTGGCGGAAAAATGACAGGGGAAGCTTACCAAACAGCCCGGTCACAGCTTACAAGTCAGGCAAAATCACTTTATAACACTGACCCATTTACGGCTAATGTATTAAAAACAATTAGAAATTCCCTTGATGATGCGGCAGAAAGATCATTACCTGACTCTAAAAAAGGCGCTTGGCGTGAAGTAAATAGACAATATGCCAACTATAAAACTTTACAAAAGGCTGGAAGTAAGGTATCATCGGATAGTCTTGAGGGTTTAATTTCCCCTTCTGCTTTGTTAAATGCAGTCGAAACGGCGAATAAAACAAAATCTCAAGCCGGATATGGTGATTTATATGATTTGGCACGTGCTGGTCGCGGGGTTCTCACTGACACTGTTCCTGACTCTGGCACGGCCCAGAGACTACTTTATCAACAACTTGCTACTGGTGGCGCTTTGGGCAGTGCTGTTGGTACAGGTTCTGTCTTAGCAGGGCAAAGTCCAGAAGATTCCGCAAGAAATGCCTTGGCAGCCGTTACAACGGCCTATGCTCTTCCGAAGTTAATTCAGAAGGGTTTGTATTCTGATGCAGCACAAACATATTTTACTAAGGGTATTCCATACCTGAACCGTGCTGTTGGCAATTCTGGTTCAATTGACAATGTGCTTTCGGCGCAAATGTCTACACCTCGTTTAGAACCACAATACGATCCAGAAAATGATCCGGTTTTACAGCAAATGATTGGCGCTACTGCGCAACCTCAATCTGCGCCATATAACCCTGATAATGATCCAGAATTACAAAAACTTTTAATGAATAGAGGGGTTAAATAATGCGTTTAAAAACATTATTCCTTCCTTTTATTAGCCATTCTAATCTTTTGTCTGTTAGACCTACATCTTCTGCAAGAACGTCCGCCAGTAGCGCTTATAGCAGTATTCTCTGGTGTATACTCATGTCCATGCGGACAATGTGTTTTAGCCTTATTTCTAAGACCATTAGCTATACCGCCAAGCTTCAAACCCTCTGTGTTCATCTGATGATCTTTGCTAAGAACTTTTTCTATATCCCATCCAAGGTCTATTCTGCCATAAATAGTTTGATGCGGAATTCCAAGTTCAATAGACCAAGCCATGGCAGTCTGTCTTTTTCCATTGTACTCGATAAAACGATTTACTCTTCTATTGCTTTGCTGAGTGGCTCTCGTTACCCATTGACAGTTACCCGGTTCGTAATCTCCATTATTATCAATTCTGTCAATAGTCAATCCTTCTGGTTGCCCCATATCTGCAATAAAATTATCAAAACTATTATTCCACCTGTCACAGACTTTTATTCCTCTGCCACCATAGTATTCAAATGCTGGATTATTAGGGTTATTACATCTTTGTCTAATACCATGCCAAACAGAATATACGTTACTTTTACTAAGTCCATGTTTAGTATTTGCAACATGCATGTTCTTAGCTCTATTAGACGCTCCTTTTGCTTTGTAACAACCGCAGGAAATAGTTTTACCACTTCTAAGGTGATCTTTCCTAACGTTTTTAATATTGCTACACTGACAAAGACAACTAAAATATTTATCACTAATTTTTTGTTGTACAATAAGATAACCGAATTTTTCTCCCAACGTGATCGGGAACATTTCTTTTCTGGGCATACTTTCTCCTTTGTTAGTATTCCAGATAAATATACCACTAAACAGACATGGAGTCAATAGATGCCGTATAACGGGAGTGGGGTTTTTACCCGAATTTATTCTTGGGCGAATGACGCAGCAAGCGGAATCCGCATCCGTGCAGATCGCATGGATAACGAAGATAATGGCTTTGCTCAGGGTCTTTCGACATGTATTACCCGTGACGGTCAAAGCACGATCACGGCTGACCTTCCTATGTCTGGTTACAAGCACCTGAATGTTGACGATGCCAGCCAAAGAAATGAATATGCCTCATACGGCCAATTGCAAGACGGGGTTGTCAACTGGGCGGTTGCTGGTGGTACTGTAAATGCAATTACCGCGGCATATAATCCTCCGGTAACAGCGCTTGTTGATGGTCAATTATTCTATGTTCGAGCGACTGGTGCAAATACGATTGTAAACCCAACATTCTCCCCTGATGGGCTAACAGCGCAGGTTATCTATAAAGTTGGCGGACAGCCGCTTATCTTTGGAGATATTTATGGTGCTGGCCATGAACTGGTTCTTAAGTATCGCGCTAGCCCGGCTAGATATGAGTTGCTAAACCCCGCAGCAATTCCACCCACATTTTTTACTTACACAGCCCGTGTTGTGTCAGGAATGATTACATCGAATAATGCAATCGATTCTGTTAATGATATTGATATTTCGGCTGGTTATGCTGCCGACTCGTCTGGTAATGTGTTTGTCTCACCGTCAGTTATGGTGAAACGCTTGGATGCAGCTTGGGCGGCAGGAACAAATCAAGGTGGGTTATTTACAGGCTCTAAAACTGCCAATACCACATATCACATCATAGCCATTCGGAACGATACAACACGGGTTGTAGATTTTGGTTTTGATACTTCGGTAACTGGTGCAAATAAACCTTCTGGGTGGACTGTTGTCTGTAGAATTGCGTCTTTATACACTGACGCAGCTAATGCTATTGTGCAATATAAACAGCGTGGGGACACGTTCATGCTTAATGTACCTCCATCCGGTATTAACCATTTAAACAATACAACACCAGTTGTTATTGGTCTTAAAGTTCCCACTGGATTAGGTTTTGAGGGGATATTTCAGGCATTGGGCAACCCGGCAGGTGGTGTAACAAATGCTTCCGGATCATTCTATGCTGCTGATCAGTCTGCCCCGGCTTCTTTAACTGATGTCGTAACGGCAAATACTGGCTCTTTTGAATACAAAACATCAACCGAATTGAGAAGAGTAACAGACGTAAACGGAAACCTATTCTATGTAGCTTCCCTTACGTCAGGCGCTGGTGTTAATGTTGTCACAAAAGGATGGGTAGATACTAGAGGAAATGAAAGATAATGACAAATCAATCTGACCGACAACAATCATGCCGTTACCAGACAGGTACAGCCCTTAACTATGAGGGTGACTGGCACGCATTGTTTGACCAATATTCAATTCCTAAGGTCACATTTAACGAGCGGATGCTGGCTTTTATCAACCAGTATACGGGATCGTCATTCACAGAATTAAACAGCGCCATGGCATTTTTTGCCAATTTGTGGGGCGTTACGGACTGGAATAGCCTAGGTTTCTGGGGACCCACCATGTCCTTCAACTTCCTCGGAAGCACGTCGCTGACATCTCCACAGGGGATCGCTTTGACGTTCTCGCGCGGTTCTGGTGCGATGCAGTTTTACTCTGACGGGTATATGGACTGGGCGCCGGAGAATATCGCCTCGTACAGCAATACGTTTACCAATGCCAACTGGGCCGGGAACACCATTGGCGTAACGGTCACGGATAATGCTTTCGGTACCATGGCCTCGATGATTGAAACGGCCACGACGGGCGAACACCGGATCGGGATTGCATCATTGATCACCCAGTATTTGGGAGAAATTGCGACTTACCAGATTGACGTTTCAGCGGTTGGTGATCGGGATGCATATATCGGATCAAACAGCGCGGCATATGGGTCGGCAGAGTTTTGCTATTACGTCCTTTCTGGGAATGGTTCGGTACGGAATGCTGGTGCGTCTGTTATCAATCCGTCTTGTACGCTGATCTCTCCCGGTATTTATCGGGCCAAGTGGTCTTGCAGATTGACGGCTACGTCGTTTAACCCGGTTTATTTTGTAAGCTGTGCCAGATCGACAGATACGGGCCGGGCACCGTCATTCCTCGGTGAAGTCGGAAAAGGTCTTTATGTTGGGCGGGCGCAGCTTTCCCGTGGTCTGCACAGCGACACGTATTTCGCCACGACTTCCGCAGCTGTCTACGGCCCGGCTTTTGATTATAATCCCGGTAAGGCGTATTGGAACAATGAGAACCGTTTCTTATGGTCTGAAGATCAAACAAATGCTTTTTACGGGAAGACTGGTGTAACTGCTGTTCCGTATTCTGAAACACTTCCGCCGGGTGTATCGCAAGCTTTCAAATTATCAGAAGATACGACAACTGGTCTTCATCGAGTATTGGGGACAACTACGACAATTGAAGCCGGTAAAATGTATACTGGTTCTGTTAGGGTAAAAGCCGGGGAGAGAACATACTCATTTGTGCAGCTAGGAAGTGGATCGAACTGGTCCGGAGGTAATCCTGGATTTTTTATCAATCTAATCACTGGGGCCATTACAGGGTTTAACGGCGTTAAATACACAGCCGATCTCGGCGCTGATGGATGGTGGACATTGAGTATAACCGGATTGTGTTCATTAAGCGGAACAACAGCCGGATTGATCGTTCATAACTCTCCTGACGGATCAACCACATCGTACACTGGTGTATCTGGATGGGGTATTTATGTTGCAGGGTTCAACTTTAATGAGGGGTATTCCGCAAGTGCTTACACCAAGACAACGAACGCGCAGGTTATTGGCACACCTATCGCCCCGGCGCGCGGTCTGGCTATCTGGGAAGCGCGGACGAACCGTGTCTTGTGGTCTGAAACATACACCGATGCATCATGGGTAAAAATCGACACAACAATCACCGCGAACACAGCTGAAACACTCTCCCCGGAAGGCCTTTTCAACGCGACTAAAATGGTCGAAGGATCGGCTGGCACAGCTATTGTTCAGACAGATTCTAGCGGTATGTTTATCGTTAATGATAAAATCATTTACTGGAAAATGTTACAACGAGGTAATTACGATTTTCATCGGATTGGTTTCGGAGATACGACACTTTTTGCCGACCGAGTTCTTGCTTGGTTCAATCTTGCAACCGGACAACGCTTATCCTCTCAAACGGCGGGAACGGGTGTTTACTCGGACCACGGGATTATAGATCAAGGCAATGGCTGGTTCCTTTGCTGGGTAGCGGGGTCACTCGACAGCATACACACTGCTGCTCGACTTATTTCCTGTTCTGCCACCGCAGATTTATCGTTCGCCCGTGTGGCTGGTGCTGTTCGCTACGAATTTGCCGCACAATGCGAAACTTTGACAACCGCGCAGTTTAACGCATCCACTGGCCGGGCGACATCGTACATCCCGACGAATGGGGCCACTGCGACAAGGGCTTCTGATCTTCCGTTCATCGACATCACAAATCAAACCCAGTGGTACAATTTAAACGAGGGGACGTTTGTCGCTGCTTTTGAAAACAGCTATATCAATACGAACGCGGCAGTACGTGGGCTGATTGCTGTATTCGACAGCGGAAGCGGAAGTGTTCAAAACCTTTTCGGTGGAACATCCGGTGGATTTGTCGGGGCATCAACTTCGGTTTCAGGGGTTTCTCAATCTGGATTTTTCTCGGCGGGTATTCTATCTGGGAGAATTTCCTACGCATACAAAACCAATGATTTTCAAGCATATCTTAACAGCGTTAATCTTGGTGTCGATACCTCCGGCTCTGTACCGACACCAGCGCTGCAAGTCGCCCGTATCGGAAACCGTGGGAATGACTTCCTCAACGGATGGATTCCGGGAATAAGTTACTTCAACACCCGCCTTCCAGCCGCCACGATGGGGAGTTTATCAGCATGAAATACTATCTAAGAACCGACACCGAAGCCCAGATGATGGCCGCGCTGGAATGTCTCAAGGTCGACGGGGTTATCCCGACGGATACGCAGGACTATTCTCTGGTCATTCTCGGCCGCCTTGAGAAGCCCCCAGTTTACGGCGTAACGGGCCAGCAGACGGTTGAGACATTCCCAGACAGCACAGTGGACCCAGAAACGGGAGAGATCGTCCTGGGTGATCCTGTGCCTGTTGTGGTGGATGAAACCGGCGTGGTCACCCCTGCCGTTCCGTTGTCCGGGTTTCATGCGAATTACCAGCAACTATCCGGAAATCCCGGAGACTTGCCGGAAACCATCGCGACTATCGTCCTTAACCCAGAACCCGGCAATCCGCTAGTTGATTGGATATAACCATGGACATCACCCCTGAAATCCTCGGAAACATAAGCAAAGACGGTATTCTCGCTGTGGCTGTGATTTATCTTTGGAACCGAGTCGTATCTTTAACTGATACCATCATCGGCAGCATTAAGGACGTGTCTAAAGTCCTTCAAGAAGATACTATTGCCAAGCTGGAAAATGCAAAGTCAATGGACGCTTTGAAAGATTCCATCAATAGACTAATCGAAAAAGGTGTGAAATGATCCGTTTTTTTGATATACTGTTTACGAAGTCGAAAATAGAGAATGCCGCCAGTGAACTTCGTGACGTTGTTGACAAGGCAATATCAGCCAATCAAATCAGCGTAAAATCCTGCGATGATCTTTGGCATAGCGTTGCGAACTTCAAACGGTGCAAAATAAGGGCAAACGTGAAATGACATGCTTAAATGGCTAATTGTAACCTTCTTTCTGACACTATGGACCGCTGGGCAAATCGATGACGATGAACATTAAGATTATCCGTGAGCATTATGGGCCAGACGTTACGACGGGGAAGCTGGTTATCGAAGGCCAAAAACATCGGACGATCCACACACTCGAAGAGCCATGGAAAGACAATAAGCCGGGCGTATCCTGTATTCCACGTGGAACATATCAGTGCATCCCGCATGGTTGGGACCCGGCCACAAAACTGCGCCAGAAGCGTTGCTGGGAAATTACCAAAGTGCCCGGTCGATCAGCTATCCTGATTCATAACGGCAACACCACCCGCGATATTTCCGGCTGCTGTCTGGTCGGATTGTCCACTGGTAAAATGGGCAATCTCCCCGCCGTATTCTCCTCCCGTGATGCTATGGAACTCCTACGTGGAATTATAGGTCAGAAACCCTTTACCCTCACCGTGGTGGATTTATGACCTTCCTATTCCGCTACTGGACACAAGTCCTGTCATTCTCCGCTGCTGTTCTTATCTGTATGTCGGTATTCTCCTGCTCCAGTGACCGGGCGGTACGTAAGGCTGTTGCCGAGACATCCGCGCAGTGCGTTGCCATTCAAAACATCACAAAAGAGGCTGAACATGGTTTACAAAGCAATCTTAATTCTATTACTGCCCGGCTTAATCGCAGCCTGTCAGACGTGCAACCGAATGCTACCGGAGCCACCCGTAAGCCTGATGACACCCGTGGGGCCAAATATGCAGGACGAGATGGACGCTTTGCTCAATACGCCGCACTAGCAGAGACGTACCGGGTCAAAGTTTTGGCTTGTCAGGAATTTTTAAAGACTGAGCGGAATCACAAATAATCCCGCACATACGACCGATCAAGCTTGCACCCGTTATTCTTCAAACGGGCGTACTTGGCAATCGCTGCGGATTTAGAACACGGAACACCAAACTCCCGGCGGATCAGGTCGGCGATGAAACTAAACTGGTATTTATGCACCTCACGCCAGTACAGGAGAAGGTTGCAGATTTTAATCGACCACATGATAACTCTCTGGAAAAAACGCTTGCCTCGGTTTTGCGGTAATTTTTGTAGAAACATCCGGTAACGCCTTTGCCACGAGAAACGGAGTAACTGCGGCAGGTGCGGCAAGCGATACACCTAATTCATTATATCATGACAGTGATTCGTTGTGAAACGAAAAGTGGTTGGACGGGCGCAGGATCCAATCCTTTAAGGCCTCGGGGTTATTCGCCACGTTCGCGGCCCTGTACCAGACTGTATGACCCGTCCAGCGAGAGAACGTAAATAATTGCCTGGCACGCAGCAGGAAAGCCCACCACATAAATTATCTACGTTCCCTTGCAAGAAGGGTTGGACAGGCTCTCGATTATCCGCCGAGATATTGGTTTTTCGATAGCGGGTGAATAGCTAAGACACCTTATGACCATCATGAGCAAGACATCCGGAATGTCTGCCAATACCTGTCCAAATATACCATGGGATGCAATAGGTCCTAAGATTCTATCGTTCATGGTATATCAAGAAAGGCTGACGGGATATACAGCCCGTCTCTGTGCCACATGGTCTCACCCAAACGCAGATAACAATACCACAGTTTTTAATCCCGTGGAATAGATTTCCAAACCTCCCCGTTTTTTATTTTAAGGACAGTCTGACGAGCAACACCGAAACGCTCTGCAATCTCGACATTACCTAAACCGTCCTTGATAAGTTTCAGGATTTTAACGACTTGGTTAGCGTCTAGTTTTTTGTTTTTGGTCACTTCCCCGCCTCCTGAATGGCAATCATTTGAAAATTTGTTACGTTATCCGGCTTGTAAGGCAGTTTCCCCACAATGCTGAAAAACTTCTTGTCATCCGCATCATTACGCGCTTTCAGGAACTCGTCCTTCAAACGAATATGCTCTTTCACCCAACCCGGTGCGCTGCGTGGATCAATAATGTCAACATACCAGATGTCATCGCGTGGGTCGGTGTTAAAGAACGTCATCATTTCGTTTTCGATGTGTTTCTGGTGTCTTTCAAGGATTACAGGATGGGTGTAAATCGCTCCCTTGTGGCCCATGAGTGACAGCACGTTGACCGCTTCCAGTTCATACGTGCCATCCGACATCTCTACAAACGTGGCGCGTGTCTCTGCGGCATACATATCACCATCCATGGTCGCCCAGTTCAGTTTCATACGCCGCCTGTTTACGGGAGTGGCATCCTCGACCATAGATAGGGCGATGTCTTGATAGTTTCTGTGTCCTGTCATCTTACAACCTCGACAAATTTATCGTGACCAAAAGCGCCATTTGTTTCTTCAATAATTTCAGAAAGCGTGTAAGACTTTTTCAACGCTTTTCCATCCATAAATGACTTCGTTCCGAATTTGCATGCGCCGGTTACAATCCGATAAATAAAAGCCCAATCTTCCGGTTTTTTAACTGTATCCATCGGCATGTTTCTGTATTTCTCCACATCTCTTGAACCGGTTTTAAACGCCAATTCTTCTATTGCTTCCTTCATCGTATCGCCATGGGCGTGATTTCCATCATCGTCAGATGCAAGCCATGATGGTGATTTTTTGCCAACAACAAGAATTTTTTTAATGCTTCCTTTTGTTTGCAAAATCCGCGCTAAAATGCCGTCAGCAATTGTAAGCCCTTTTGCATTAAACTTTAACTCAATAGATAGTTTAACAATTAAATTAAATCCTTCTGGTAATTTATTCCGCTTTTTAGGTTGTGTGATCCCTGTTCCTTCCAGATCGAGGCTTCCCCCGACTGTGAGGTTGTCCGGCAGGGACGTGATCCCTGTTCCTTCCAGATCGAGGTATCCCCCGACTGTGAGGTTATCCGGCAGAGACGTGATCCCTGTGCCTCTCAGATCGAGGTATCCACCGACTGTGAGGTTTTCTGGCCCGGATTTCATCCGAGTACCTGTCAGATATAGGCTTCCCCCGACTGTGAGGTTGTCCGGCAGAGATGTGAATCCTGTTCTTTTCTTATAGAGGTTTTCTCCGGCGGTGTTGTTTTTTTACAGAGATATGGAGCGTCTTGTAGTGATATAGAGGCTGTCTCCGTATGTGAC